CGGGCGCGCCTGGCGGCGCGGGCGGGGAAGGCGAAGCCGCGGCGGCTGCAGCTGCGGCGGCGGCGGGCGGTGCCGCCGGGCTACTTGGCGGTGACGGCGGCACCGGGGGCGAAGCCCAGCCGGGGGGCGAAGGTCAGCCGGGGGGTGAAGGCGGTGCGCCGCCCGAATGGATCGGGATCTTCAGCGACAAGGCGCCGGGCGAAGGCCAGACCGCGTCGCGCGATTGGGTGAAGTCCAAGGGCTTCAAAGATCCCGACGCGATGGTGTCGAGCTATCGCGAGCTCGAAAATCAGCTCCGCAACGGCGACAAGATCGTGCTTCCGAAAGAGGGCGACAGCCCCGAAGCCGTCGAGGCCTTCCACAAGGCGATCGGCCGTCCCGACGCGCCCGATGGCTATGAGATCAAGCTGGGCGACGGCGAGGAGCTGAACGAGGATCTGGCGAAAGTCGTCCGCGAAGCCGCGCACAAGGCCGGGATGCCCGCAGGCATGTTCGGGCCCGTCGCCGAGGCGTTCAACAGCTACATGCGCGACGTGATCCAGCAGGCCGAAGCCGAGCAGACGACGCAGCGCGAGGCCGGGGTGAACGAATATCGCCAGGAAGTCGGCGACAAGTTCAACACCCATATCGCCGCCGGCAACAAGGCGATGCGGATGCTGGGGCTGACCGGCGAGGATATCGCCGGGATCGAGCAGGGGCTCGGCACCAAGAAAACGCTCGGCCTGTTCGCCAAGCTTGGCATGGGAATGGGCGAAGATATCCTGCTCGATGCGGGCGGTCGGCCCAAATTCTCCATGTCGAAAGAAGAAGCGCAGGCCGAGCTCGACCGGCTGGGCAAAGAGCCTGGCTATGTCGAAAAGCTCAAATCCGATCCAGCGGCCAAGGCGCGGCGCGATCATCTGCTGCAGGTTGTTGCCGCAGCCGAGACGCGCGAACGCGAAGCGCAGGGATAGGACTATTTGGAGCGGGGGTGGCATGCCGCGTTATGCCGCCCCTGTTCGCCAAGCCAGCGTGCACCCGCATCGCGAGGCCCGGACTAAGGGGCACGAGAAAGGGCCCCGTCCAAGCGGGACGTCACCCGCCAGAGAGGCCCGGCCCAAGTGCCGCCAAGCCCTTCGCAAATTCCTGAAATTTCGGAGGCCACCATGTCCCAGTTCGTAACCCAGATGCACCGCACCAAGTATCGCGACAGCATGAAGCTGGCGCTGCAGCAGAAGGATAGCCGACTGCTGAAAACCGTCACCACGCTGCCCGGCAGCGGCGAGCTGATGAAGCTCGACGATCTGATCGGCGAAGCCGACTATTATGAAAAGACCGGGCGTCACGCCGATACCAAATATGTCGACACGCCGCACGACGGCCGCTGGATCGCGATGCCCGATCCGATCGTCTATGCCGACCTGGTCGACAAGGAAGACAAGCTCGCCAGCGGGATCGAGATCGAGGGCGGCTATGTCCGCGCCGGATCGGCCGCGATCGGACGCGGCACCGACGCCGCGATCGTCCGCGGGATCTTCAGCACGGCGCAGACCGGGCTGAAGGGCACGATCCTGACCCCGTTCGACACCAACAATGTCGTTCCGGTCAACGAAGGCGGCGGCGGCGACGTCGGCCTGACGATCAAGAAGCTGAACGCCGCGAACGAAATCCTGCGCGCCAACGACGTCGACCTCGACGAAGAGGAGCTGTGGATGGCGATCACGGCAAAGCAGAACAGCAACCTGCTGAACCAGATCGAAACCGTCAATCGCGACTATGGCGCGACGGGCGCCGAGATCCGCGACGGCATGGTGCGCAAGCTGTTCGGCTTCAACTTCGCGCATATCGAGCTCGGCAATCCGCGCCTGAAGGATGCGGCCGACCTGACGCTCGACGGCAGCGGCGACCGCAAGGTGCCCTTCTACACCAAGGCCGGCATCTATGCCGTCATGTGGGAAGAGATGTTCTCGAGCATCGACCAGCTGCCCGGCAAGCATTTCTCCGCCCAGGTCTATGCCCGCCGCCAGGTGGCCGCGACCCGCGCCGAGGAAGGCAAGGTCGGTTACGTCGCCTGCGACGAAAGCTGATCGCAACCAGCTGCACAGCGGCGGGGCTCCGGTCCCGCCGTCTCTGACGGTCTGAAGGGGCCGAAAGTCTGAAAAGGAAAGTCCGATGGCTAAGACCTATTCCCGCGAAACCAATGCGGCGCTCGGCAGCGGCAATTATGCCAAGGCCGACGGCCGCCATTACCAGGCGAAGCTGAAGTGCATCCGCGCCACGATCGATTATGACGGCCAGGCCGACACCGATACGATCGTGCTCGGCAAGCTGCCCCCGGGCGCGCGCTTTTCGCACGGCATCCTCACTGCCAGCGCCACCCTTGGCGCCTCGGCCACGCTGGCGATCGGCGTCGAAGGCGATGCGGCCGCATTCCGCGCTGCAGCAACCTTCACGACGGCGAACACGCCCACGATGTTCGGCAAGGCGGCTGCGATCGCGGCCGATCCCTATCTGACGGAAAAAACGCTGATTGCGACGATCGGCACGGCGTCGGCGCCGAACAGCGCCGATTATCTGGTCGTCGATATCTTCTATTCCGACGCCGCCTGACACCCCGGGCGCGTCCGGCGCGGTCGACAGCTCACCCGACCGCGCCGGCTACGCCCAAGTGCCGGTGAGCCTTCGGGGGTGTGAATGGACCGCGTCGAGATCTCCAACCTTGCGCTGTCGAAGCTGGGCGAGGACGATCAGCTGATCGATCCCGATGACGACACGAAACCCGCGCGATCGATCAAGGCGGTCTGGAACAGCGTCCGCGACGCGGTGCTGCGCCGCCATCTGTGGAATTTCGCGATGAAGCGCGCGCAGATCTCGCGCCTGCTGGCTCCCCCGGCCTTTGGCTTTGCCTATCAATTCCAGCTCCCCGACGATTTTCTGCGGCTCGATATCGACGAGTTCGATCCCTGCATTGTCAGCGGAAAGTGGTCGCTCGAGGGCAGCCGCCGGCTGCTCTGCGATGCGCCGGGGCCGATCAATGTGCGCTACGTCGCCCGCATCGCCGAAACCGGCGATTGGGATCCGCTGTTCGTCGAGGCCTTTGCCAACCGCCTGGCGTTTCAGGTCGCCGATCGGCTGACGGGCGATCGGGGCCGCAAGCAGGATTGCTGGGCGGCCTATAACGCTGCGCTGCGCGAAGCGACGGGGATCGACGGCCGCGAAAATCCGCCCGTCGACCTGATGGACAGCAGCTGGGTCAATGCCCGCTACGAAGGGGGGCCGTCCTACCCGGGCAGCTATCCGAGCTGATGGTAACGACGGTTTACCGGCTGCAGGACAGCTTCAACGGCGGCGAGCTTTCGCGTCGGCTGCAGTCGCGGCCGACGCTGTCGATCTATAACATCGCCGGCGCCAGCGTGCAGAACATGGCCGCGTCGGTCGAGGGTGCGATCGCGAAGCGGCCCGGCACCTGGTTTCGCGCCGCAGCGCTGTCGACCGCGAGCTGGCTGACCCCGTTCATCTATAATGCGACGCAGGCCTATGTCGTCGAGTGGAGCGAGGAAAAGCTGCGCTTTGTTACGAACAACGCGCTGCTCGAAAGCGGCGGTTCGCCGGTCGAGGTCGCGGTGCCCTATTCGGCGGCGGATGCGCCGCAGGTGTGGCGGCAGCAGAGCTTCGACGTGCAATATCTGGCGCACGGCGATTATCCGTTCGCGTCGCTGAAACGCACCGCGGCCGACGCCTTCAGTTACCAGGCCGAAACGCTGAAGGGTGGGCCTTTCGGCGACATCAACGACACTGAAGGCTTGACGCTGTCGGTGTCGGGCACGTTGACCGTCGGCGGCAACATCACCGTCACCGCCAATACGGCGCGCTTCAACGCCAACATGGTCGGCGGGCATATCCTGCTCGAGGCCGAAGATTTCGCTGACGTGATGGCCTGGCAGACCGGGCTCGACAATATATCGATCGGCAATCTGCGCCGCAGCGAGGGCCGCGTTTACGAGGCGCTGACGTCGGGGCGAACCGGGACCGAGGCGCCGTTCCACCTGCGCGGCGACCAGTGGGACGGCGACAATGTCGGGACCGATATCAACGGCAAGGGCCCCTATGGCGTCAAATGGCGCTATCGCCACGATCGCTACGGCATCGTCCGCATCACCGGCTATAGCAATGCGACGACGCTGACCGGCGTCGTCGAGCGTGCCGTGCCGCTGTCGCTCGCGACCGGATCGACCTATCGCTGGGCGCATAGCCTGTTTTCGGCCGATGCCGGCTATCCGCAATTGTGCTGCATCTGGCGCGGGCGGCTGTGGCTGCTGCGCGATGACGAGCTCGCCGGCAGCGTGTCGGCGTCGTTCCGCGATTTCAGCGAGTTCGACGAGAGCGGCGCGGCCCAGCCCGACCAGGCCATTCGCCTGCGCATGGGGCTGTCCGATCGCGCGCTGTGGGTGCGTCCCGATCGGCAGGCGATGATCATCGGCACGGCAAGCGGCGAATATGCGGTCGGCCCGATCAACCCGAGCG